CTTGTTGGGTTAGCAGGGGATGTGCGCCCAGGGGATTTGTTGGCCTTCAATTGGAAGCCACCGGCATACGATGGCACCGACCCCGTGAAGTTTATGGGGCGAAAGATAATCCCAAGCATCATTGCAACCTTTCGAGATGGTGGGTATGACTACGCCAAAGAAGGCGCGAGCTATTCCTATTTGATCGCATTTGCCGGCAATGTCTTTGAAATTGGCGATGATTTGAGTATGAGCCAAAGCCAAGATGGACTGTATGCAGTAGGCAGTGGCGGTGCTTACGCCTTAGGGTACCTTTCAGGAACCTTAAGTAACCTGACCCAATCAAAGTGGGCGCAGGATGAAATTATTGAGGCGCTCAAGATTGCTGCCAAATATGATGTAAATACATCTGCGCCATTTCAGATTGAGATTCAAACCGTTTAGCGTGTCGCGCAGTTCCACAATGTGTAGTATGTGCCACCCTACTCTTTGAACGGAAAGGAAAAAACCAAATGGCTTGGTTATTTTTAGTGTGTGGCATTATTGGCCTTGTAGCTCTTTATGCCATTGTGATTTCTGCATTTGAAATTGGTGAAGGCCAATGAGAACAACTCGTGAACCATTATTTTCAGTGCATACCCATTCAAGCGGTGCAATTGCTCTTTATCTTGAAGAACAAGATGCCGTAAAGGAATTAGTGCAGGATGTTGTTGGCGCTTATGAGATTTCTGATCTTGATTTTCTCAAGGCCACCGCAACCGAACATTACAAATCAGAGTTTTATTTTGAAAACCTAGAATCTGCTCGCCAAAATCTGCCTGAAAATGCCCCATTGCTTTGCAATATGAGTGAAGATGAGGCCTTGATCTTGGCTGAGGATTTGGTTCGAGCAGTAAAACTTGCACGCATCAGCCGTGAGGCTCTTAACAACTTTCCACACCTACGGGCAGTGGACTAATGGCCAATCCAAACGGGCGCAAAGGCGCACAATTTGAAACCGATGTGATGCGTTGGCTACGCACCGCCGGTGCCTTGTGTGAGCGTTTGGTGAAGGCAGGCAAGAATGATGAGGGTGATTTAGTTGCCATCATCGCAGGTGAGCAATACATTCTTGAACTCAAGAACCGCAAGACAATAAGTTTGCCTGAATTTTGGCGCGAAGCTGAGGTTGAGGCAGAGAACTACGCAAAGGCCCGTGGACTATCTGAGGTGCCATTGCACTACATCATTCTCAAGCGCCGAAATGCCGGCATTGAGAAATCTTGGGTAATCCAAGACCTTCAACAATGGTTGAGCGAGAAACAATGAACTCTTTAGATTTCTTTGTTGATCTGCCCCGATTTGATGAAGCCAAGTGTGCGCAGATTGAGAATAAAGATTTGTTTTTTCCCGATGGCCGCACACAAGAAGCAGAAAGACTGCACCAACTAAGAACGATATGTTCAAGTTGTATTCACGAAAAGGAGTGTTTGGAGTACGCACTAGAAAAACAGATACCTTACGGCTTTTGGGGTGGCAAATCGCCAACCGAGAGAGCTGATGTAAAGATTGCAAACGATAAGAATTTCGCCTTCAAAGGAATGGCGCTGACGATTATTCAATTGCATCAAAAAAAGGTATCTGTCAACGAAATTGCAGCCCAACTAGATACATCCCTGAGTTATGTCAGGCGTGTGTTACAAAAGTTGGCTGCAACTGAACAAGGAGCAGAACCATTACACCAACAGATAAAAGACTCATCAAAAGGTTGGCACTGATTGTGATAGTCAGCGTTTCAACTTCATTGGTGGTTCAAACAATAATGGCACCGCCTGCAGTACCTGAGTTGGTAATCTACAAAGATCGCCCGCCACTAATGCAGGTTGATGCCAAGGCAGTGGCCCGTGAGCTACTGACCGCAAAAGATTTCAAGTGTTTTACCAAACTAATGGGTAAAGAAAGCGCTTGGAAAGATACAAAGAATCCACATAGCACTGCTGCCGGTATCGGACAGTTGCTAGATGGAACATATAAAAACCTTGGGATGAAGCGCGGTAAATCTACCGTGGCTCAAACCGTGGCTACCTTAGCCTACATAGGCCGCAAATATGGTGCCGGTGGTCCTTGTGCCGCCTGGAAACATTTTCAACGCAAGAACTTTTATTGATGGGGGTCAATATGAGCGTAGAAATCGAACACGGGGTTGTTGACTTTGATGCCAACACCGCCGCTTGGCTTGAGCAATATAAAAATGCCGTTGCCAAGATAAAAGAACTGCAAGAAGTTGCAGATGTAGCGCGTTCTCACATCGAGGCAGCGCTAGGTTCAAACGAGATGGGTATGTTCTTGAACAAGCCCGTGGTCAGATGGACATTTGTGGAATCAACTCGCTTTGACACAAAACGCGCTAGGGAGATACTACCTGCGCAGGTTATTGATGCTCTTGAGGTAAAATCTACCTCTCGCAGATTTTCAATTGTTAATGAGGATGATTAAGCAATGACATTTACACCTTTGAACACGCCGGCAAAAGAACTTGCAACAGAGCTGAGTCACATCATCACTGAAGCAAGCAAATGGACACCAAGAAGCCAACAGGTTTACATTGGGCCATCTGAAGTAGGCCAAGAATGTGTACGCAAACTTGCCTACAAATTGTTGGATTGGGATAAGGTAAATGAATCGGGTGGCGGTTCTTGGGCGGCCAATGTTGGAACCGCCATCCATTCATTTCTTGAAGATATTTTTAGCAAGCATCCTGATCGCTACGAAGTAGAACAAAAGGTGCAGATTCGGGGCAATCTGTCAGGCACTATTGACCTCTTTGATAAAGAAAAAGGTTATGTTCTTGATTGGAAAACCACATCACCGGCAGGCGTTAAGGCCAAGCGCAGTGAAGGTGCTACAAGCCAACAGATCACTCAGGTTCAGTTGTACGGGTATGGCAAGGCTCAACAGGGCGTGACTGTGAACAAGGTTGGCCTGATCTTCTTGCCAACCGGCGGTTCAATTGACGATATGCACATTGAACTTTTTGATTACGATGAGGCAGCAGCCCAAAGCGCACTTGCACGTTTAGATTCTGTTTATGAGCTACTTTCAACAATTGATGTTGAAGAAAATCCTGCGATGTGGCCACTGATACCGGCCACACCTTCACGCCTTTGTATGTATTGCCCTTACTACCGACCATTCAGCACTGATCTTTCAGTTGCCTGCAATGGGGATACGGCAGAGAAATGATGTGCGAGCGTGACGGATGCAAATGCACAATAACTATTTCAGATTTAAACAAGTTATGGATTGAAGCCAATCCACCAATAGAGTTGGAAACACCAACAGAAAAGTAACACCCAACCAAAGAAACGGGGGATGCCAAATGGCATTTTCAGCACCAAGTAGTAACACCGAATCAGTCAAAGTGGCTGATCTGAACGGACACCTGCTCATCCTTGAACCAATCGAGTATAAGACAGGCATCACAACGGTTCACGGCGATGCAGATGCAATTGAAGTACGCATTGTTGACCTTGACACCAACCAAACTCACGAATCTGTGTTGTTCTTTAATGTTGCACTGAAGAACTCACTGAAATCAAAGATTGGCCAAAAGGTATTAGCACGCATCGGTCAAGGCGTTGCAAAGCCAGGCAAGTCTGCGCCGTGGATTCTTGTAGATGCCACCGCAGATGCCTCAGCAGTTGCCAAGGCAAACGCATTTATTTCAGGTGCTACTGCATCGGCTACGCCATCGGCACCGCCTGCAAGCATCAATGATGAAGCAGTGCAGGCTTTGCTTGCACAACTTGGAGCAAAACCAACAAACTAATTTCTTTGCCCACTACCTTTCGGGGGTAAAGAAACCGGCGTTGTGATGGTCACTAGACGGGAATACATCGGGGGATGTATCTAATGGGTTCGATTCCCATAACGCCACGCAAGACATAACAGAACGGGGGAATGAATTGCCAACCTATGATTTCAAGTGTGAGCAATGCAGTATGATCTTTGAATTAAATCTTGCATTTGATAACAAAGATTTGCAGTATTGCGAAGATTGTGAAAAGCCATTGGTGCGCATCTATTCACCTGTTGCTGCCATATTTAAGGGAACAGGATGGGGGAAAAGTAAGTGAAAACAGCAGTTAGTTTATTTGCAGGTGTTGGGGGTTTTGATTTAGCTCTTGAACGCCAAGGTGTCAAAGTAGTGGCATCTGTTGAGATAGATAAAAAAGCGCAGGATGTGTTACGCCGACACTTTCCTGATTCAACTATTTTTGGCGATATAACGGGGGTAACAGGTGAACAACTTAGAGCAGCAGGATTTGAACCAAGCAACGGCATCATTACAGGCGGATTTCCCTGCCAAGACCTTTCAGTGGCTGGAAAAAGAGCAGGATTGGGTGGTGCTAGATCAGGATTATTTTGGGAAATCTGCCGATTGCTTGACGAAACAAGAGCGCAAAACTTTATCCTTGAAAACGTGCCTGGTTTACTTTCCTCAAATGGGGGAAAAGATATGGCCGTTGTGGTTGAAGCGTTGGTCAACCGCGGGTATCGCATCGCGTGGCGGGTTCTTGATGCTCAACACTTCGGAGTACCCCAACGCCGCCGTAGAGTGTTCATTGTCGGATGTCTTGGAGACTCAGGGAGATCACCTGAAGAAATACTCTCTATCGGCCAAAGCCGCGCAGGGTATCTTGAGGCGAGCAACAAAAAGAGGCAAGTCACTTCCGGCGCAACTTCAAACGGCTCTCGAATCAGTAGCGGAGAAATCGTAGGAACATTGCAAGCGCGAGATTACAAAGGACTTAATCACGAAGGCGCAAGAGATGGAAAAGCAATTGTAACTGTTGCAGCATTAACAGTTTCTGATTTAACTAAGGGGCAGACAAATCATCAAGCAGTAGCTTCTGGATTGTTGCAAGTTGTTAATGATGTTTCAACGTTTAGTCCATCAAGTTTTGCTAGTTATACAGAAAATGAAAAGGTTTCAGCAACATTGCGTGCAGGCGGTGGTGATTTGGGCGGTGGCAGTGAAACTTTATTGGTTCACGAAAGCTAAGCGTGCGCAAAATGTTGATGACTATGAAACGTGGATTCAGGGGGGGGTAGTGCCAACATTGAACGCAATGGATAACAATGGTGAAGTATTTGCAACGGTACTTATTATTGATGGCACACGCGTAAATGATGTGCGTGTGTATGAAGATGGCATTGTGCCAACAGTTATTTCAAGATATGGAACGGGCGGGGGAAATGTGCCAATGATTTTTAGTCATACACAAGGTTTAGATATACAGGCAAGTGAAACAAATTCACCAACACTGAGAACAGGGGGTGCAGGAATGGCAGTTTCAAAAGATCAAGTTGTGCGCCGATTGACACCAACAGAATGTGAGCGCTTGCAGGGGTTTCCTGACGGCTGGACAGATGGCCAAGCCGATTCAAACCGCTATAAGCAAATGGGCAACGCGGTAGCAGTGCCGGTGGTTGAGTGGATTATTTCGCAAATGGTTGCAGAATAGGATGAATGACCTACTACCAATTGCGCTAAGGTTCTTGAATGAAGGCATTTCTGTTGTACCTGTAGCAGATGACGGCTCCAAGCGCCCTGCCCTATCGTGGCAAAAATACCAAGCGCAATTGCCAACGGCTGATGAAGTTCTTGGTTGGTTTAACAATGATGTGCAAGGTATCGGTGTCATTACGGGCGCAGTTAGTGGCAACCTTGAGATGTTAGAACTTGAGGGGCGGGCAGTAGCTCAGAAAATGCACCTTGAGATTGCAGAGATTGCAAGCAGTTCAGGGCTTAGTGATCTTTGGAATCGCCTCAACAGTGGTTATGTAGAAATGACACCTTCAGGCGGCCTGCATTGGTTGTACCGTGTAAATGAAAAAATTAGTGGCAATACTAAGTTGGCACGCAAGCCGGGTGAGAACGGCGGCGTGGACGTATGGGCAGAAACTCGATCTGAAGGCGGTTTTACAATCACCGCACCTTCAGGTGGGTCAACACATCCTTCAGGCGGTTCTTGGGTGCTAATCGGCGGCTCAATTGAGACAATCCCGCAGATTTCAATGAGTGAACGCGCAGCCTTGCACAATATCTTTGCAATGTTTGATGAGATGCCCAAGGCTGAGAGTATTCAACAAGAAGTAGTTGCCAAGCACGATGGGGTACTGACACCGGGAGATGACTACAACGCCCGCACAACGTGGGAAGAACTATTGCAACCCTTGGGGTGGACCGTGGTTTATCGCAAGGGTGAGGCAACTGTTTGGCGCAGACCGGGCAAGAGTGAAGGCATATCTGCCACCACAAACTTCAATGGCAATGACAAGTTTTATGTTTTTTCCACATCAACCCAATTTGAAGCTGAGACTTCTTACTCAAAGTTTGCCTTTTATGCCACAATCAAGCACCACGGCGATTTCAAGGCTGCTGCCAACGATCTACGCAATCAAGGTTACGGGGCGCAAGGGTTAAATTCTTTTGATTTAAGCAATTCACTAATGCCTGCATCTACGTTAGATGCCCCAACCAAGCCATCACAAGGCGAACCAACCGATGAAGAATCAAGTTGGAAGCCAATCGCGCTCAAGGATTACTATGACGGCCTCTTTGCAGCCCCAATTGCCACAATGCTTAAAAGAACAGATGGCAACGGGCTGATCTATACGGGCAGGGTTCACTCAATTTATGGTGAATCCGAATCAGGCAAATCTTGGGTGGCACAAATTGCATCTGCCGAATGTTTGAAATCTGATAAAAAGGTGATCTATATAGACTTTGAATCCGATGCCGTGGATATTGTCAATCGCCTTAAAAGCCTTGGGGTGAGTCGAGCCAACCTGTTGCAGTATTTCACCTACATACGACCCGATGGCCCCCGTGATGCCGATGACCCTTATTGGCAGGCTATCCTTGAATCAGGTAGCGCTGAGTTAATCATCATTGATGGTGTCACCGAATCCTTGACGATGTGGGGTGGCGAAACCAAAGACAATGATGCCATTACAAGGTGGATGCGGATATTTCCAAGAACAGTTGCAACCGCCTCAGGCGCTGCCGTTGTGCTTATTGATCACATTACAAAGAACGCTGAGACACGGGGGCGGTTTGCCATTGGCGGGCAGGCTAAGTTGGCCACCATTGACGGCGCTGCCTACCTTGTTGAGCCACTTGAGGCGTTAGCGCCGGGGCGTGTGGGTAGCCTGACAATGAGAGTGACCAAAGACCGACCTGGCTACATTCGAAAGATTGCAGGAATGTGGCGCAAATCTGACCGCACTCAAGAGGCTGCGGTTCTAATGATTGATTCAACACGGCCATTGATGCAATACGCGATTACAGTGCCACTTATTGAGGATGAGTTAGAAGCCAACAAAGAGTTCAAGAAGTCCAAGGAGATTGTGGAGTTTATCCACAACCACCCCGGTTGTACCCGCCGACTTATCCAAGAAGGCGTTGCAGGTTCTAAGGAAGCCATTGGCGAGCGAATCAGTGACCTCATCACGGGTGGTTGGATTGACAATAAAGGCAATGACCGTTCATTTATTTTGTACATTACCGATGAAGGAAAGAGCCATTTCAACCTTTTAGATGCCCAAATTACAGAATTGAAGGTGAACTGAGGTGTTCCGTTCCGTTCCTTTTGTGTACCTTTTTAAAAA